TGTAGCAGGCGCTGTAAGAGTTACTTTGTTTACAGAAGTTGCTGTAGCTACACCTAATACTGGAGTAACTAATGTAGGGCTAGTAGATAATACAACTGCTGTAGTGCCTGTAGATGATGTAACACCCGTACCACCTGAAGCTACTGGAAGGGCTGATCCTAATGTTAAAGAGCTAAAATAAGTAGCTGCATCAACCACATTAGTACCATTGTTATAAACTAAAGTTGCTTTACCTGCTGGAACTGAAATGCCTGTACCTGTTGTATTTTTAACTGTTTTAGCGCCAGTACCTGTATTATTAATAAGATAGAATTTTTCAATCTGGCATCCTGAACCTAGAATTAAGTTGCCTACATAGCCTATGCCTGTAGAAGATTCAGTAATATTTAAACGAAGGTTTCTAGCAGCTTGAGTAGTATTAACATCAGTAAGAGTTACAGTAACATCGGCAGCTGTAGCAAAGTTTACATCAGCAGATCCTGTAATAGCTTCACCCAGTGCGGCGTCGCCCAAATTAGTATTAGTTGTAGTGCCCCAAGTTCCCGACTGTTCGCCAGTTCCTATGAGTTCTATTTTCAGTGCTGAATAGGTGCTTGCCATAATAAATTCCTTTTAGTTTGCTATATTTTACTACAAATTGTTCTTTTTATGCTGCTATTTGCACCCATCCAGGTGTTTGTGTTGTATTTATTACATTCCAATTTGGGTTACTTAATGTAGATGTTCCACCTACTAAGGTAAGCACTGCTGCTGCTGGAGCTATTACCCTACCTGTAAGTACTGAAGGCGCTACGCCTGTTAAAGTAAGTGTTGCTATGTCAGGGGTTATAACTACACCCGTAAGGGCTTTTGGTGCGTCGCTTGCTATTGTTAAGGTACTTACTGCAGGTGTTATTACAATACTTTGTACTACATCAGGTGCTGCTCCTACAAGACTTAAACTTCCTGTATCAGGTGTTTTAAATATGTTATTTTGTAGAGCTATTTCAGGTGCTACACCAACTAATGTTAATGTCCCTACGGCAGGGGTTATAATACTACCTGTAAGAGCTGTAGGTGCTACACCAACTAATGTTAATGTCCCTACGGCAGGGGTTATAATTTTACCTTGTACAACTGAAGGTGCTATGCCCGTAAGTGTTACTGTGCCTACAGCGGGTGTTACTACATTTCCTGTGACTACAATACTTGGTGCAGATCCTATAATTACAGATTGACCCGTAGGAGTTATTACTTGTCCTGTAACTACACTTGGAGCACTACCTACTAATGTTAATGTTCCTACAGCAGGTGTTCTAATTACACCTTGTACAACTGAAGGTGCTACGCCCGTAAGCGTAACTGTCCCTACGTCTGCCTCGATGACAATTCCTTGCCCCCATTCAGCAGAACTCCAGGTACCGCGTCCCCAGCCAGTTGTTACTGCCACGACTAAACTCTTAAGTTAGAGTAAAGATGCCGGTAGCAGCAGGTAAAACTGTCAATGTATTTGGTGATGTTACAGTAAATTGAGCACTAGATAATTGGCAGAAACATAATAACTTACCAGCGCCAGCGCCAGTTGAATTACGTAGAATCGCGTATCTAATGTTATTTAATGAAGCACCAGAAGCTGTAAATGCTAAACCTACTGTAGACATTGTGAACTTCATTTGTTTTGCTGAAGCACCTACTGTCCATTGAGCCGTTGCTGGTACTAAATTTCTACCGCCTGTTACATATCCACCAGTAGCTGAAATCTCAGCAGTAATCTGAGCATAGGTACTAAGTGTAAAAGTTGAAGCATTACTTGAAGTTCGCGCTAAAACCATTTTAATTACTCCAGCGCCTAGTGTAATGGTTCCGTTACCTATATATCGTTTAGCATAATTATATAATTGCCATGCAGTTGCAGCCATTTTAAATCTCCTTTATGTCGGCGTATGATGCGCCAGTTTCTAAAATATGACGGAGTAACCCGCCGTAAATGTTTAATTCAATTTCATCCCCTAGCATACGAATCAAATCAATAAATTCTTGTGCTTGAGAAATCATCCACGGGTTACAGTTAAATATTTTTCCGCCCACGTTTACGGGTATGCTTAACTGTCCATCATTTTCTATTTGTTCATATGCATGGTGAACTTCATCTTCTAAACAGGAATCGCATCCAAAGAGATGAAACTGTTTAAAACCTAACATCCTAAACAACGGTATTGCTCTTAAAAGGACTGTCGATCCTCCTGGAACAGGATACCAAGTTCGGTATTGTTTAGCTAATATGTCATTAAGTAACTCAGTACTTGTGTGCCATATATAGGTTCTATCTTTTGGAAGCCCATCAAACGTAGTAGGATCACATTGAGAAGCAATAAAATACTTACAATGATCTACCACAGGTTGTGTAAATCGTGCATTAAATGGTCTTGCATCTACCATAACCATAGCAGAAGGCGTAATACCATTGTCTAGGCACCATTTATAAGCCCCATTAATTGTGATCAGTTTAACACCATCAGCCCGTTTTTGTCTAATAGTTTCTAGGTGTTCATTCAATGACGGTCCACCGCCTACAATCATAACTTCTTGGTCATTCGTAGGGTGGGGTTCTATTTGTAAAAAACCTCGTTTAATGTTGTGCTCTACGTTTGCTTTGATAATTTCATCGTCTGTATTAAGCACTCCAGCATCAACAATATCAGAACCTTTTAACCAATTACTTACATAAAATAAACAATAACCTTTTTCTTCTTTAGACCAATGAATAACACAATCTCGGTCTATAAACTTTTTTAACCACCATTCATATGGATGTACACTTAAATGAAGCTTATGCCCCACCAATTTACCCATAACATCATCTTCAGTAGCAATTTGAAAGAATACATGCTGACAAGCAGCCAAACAATTATCTAATACTTTATCTACATGATGAGGTCTAATATGCTCCATCACATCCGTACAAAATCCATAAGCTGCCGTAACAGGTAGGGGTTCAGATAAGTCTGCCTCTACAAATCGCATAGCATGCTTCTGTGTTTCTAACATCGGTCGAATATCTTCGTCTAAACAATTATCTGCGAAGTCAACCATAGTGACATTTAAGCCACCGAAAAAAGCTAAATTAAGAGAGCCACGTCCTGTGCCACATCCTAAGTCTAATACTGATGCGCCTTTAGGTGGTCTAGCTTGTTTTAAAAATTCGTGTGCGATGTGTTCACCAGGAGCTACAACTCTATACTCCGGTCTATCCCACATCATTTTATATAAATCTTTTTCTAGGGGTCTTACATTATTAATATTTACTTGTGGTGCTTCTGAAAATACTGATGAATCTAATGTCATTTAAGAAATCCTTATAATTGCAGCATCCGATGTAGATGCCGGGAATGTTACTGTAAACGTTTGCGCGGTAGCGGTTTTAGTGCCACCAAAGTTTAATACTGCTACTGCTTTATTACCTTGAGTACTATTATATATCAAAGCACCATCTGCTGAAAAGCTTGCAGTAGTCCAACTAGAATTATCGAAGTTTAACCATGCTGTTGTTTCAGTACTTGTTGATGTTGGAACTTGAGATATAACTAATGTATTGCCGCCTGCTGTATAGCCTGTACCTGTAACTTCATTCAGTGTTGTATATACTGTTGTTGTAGAGTCAAGCGTAGCTAGAGTTGAATAAAGAGCTATTTTAAAAGTATCCGCTGCAGTAGACGCACGAATAACGCCCACACCAAAATTATGTATGCCATCTAAAATTTCAACTTTGAAGCTTGTTGCTAGTGTTTGTGAGATTGCCAATTTAGTTTCCTTTATTGTACAGGGTATCTAACCTGACCACTTCGATAAGCATCTTGCCTATCACGCCCATCACCAAGCTGTTTGAGTAATAACATAGCTTCATCGTATCTAGATTTATAAGTAGCCATCACGTCTGCTTCACCCTTCATATAAGTATAAGCCTCTAATAAAGACCCATAAAGAAGGACAGAACTAAAATTAGTACCTACCCATGAAGTGCCTGCTGTTGTAATTGACTCAGGATAATAGAAGTAATGAAGTTCTGCTGAGTAGTTAGTATCAGGTGTAGGACCTACAATAAACGATGAAGCATTAAATACCGCATAGTATTGTGGTTCGCCATAAAAAGCTGAGTCAGTATCAGGAAATGATTGCCTAATAAAGTTCACGTCTTTGTTTAGAAGATATAAGTATTCGTTGTCTGTATTAATAACAGCTAAGCTAAATGTAGCTAACCAATCTGTAGGCATCGCTAAATACTTATTACCCGAACTTAATGAACCTGTTACGTTTTTACGTAGTGCAGGTAGTTGGACTGTGTTGTAAATACGTTGTTCTGCTTGAGTTATAAACGTGTTTATATCCGTTGTAGTAAACGTATTTTCTGTGTAGTCCTGTATTTGTGCGACAAGTTCAGTGTACGTCATTTATTACGCCATAGGCCCACGAGATTTAGTACCTTTAGTAGCTGCGCCTGTGCCGCGTATTTTCATTTCACCATGTCTATTGATTACATCAGAACCAGGATCCCCAGCACTTACACGTTGTCTAGCAGTACCTTTATTAAGTTCTTGAGCTTTTAACTTGTTAGGGTCTTGTGAAAAATAAATATCTGCGTTAGGTACATCTATTGGTTGTTTATATTCTGCCATGATTATTATCCTCTTTTTTGTGCTGCAATTTTAGCTAAGCCACGACCCATTTTTTTCATGTCAGCATTTAATTTGCCAACAGTATGTTTAATTGGACCGTTTTGAATT